ATTCATTTTGCATTTGCCAGTTAGTAAGATTATCTGTTTTTGTACGTTGATACATTTCTCTAGAAAATTCTCTAGATTTTTTGTTCATCTTTCCTGTTGCATAAGCGTTGGCGCCTTGGCCTGCACCGGCTATGCCGGCTGCTATTATTGTTCCTGTTACTGGGTCAATTGGCATTTTTTTTCTTGTTTTTTTGTTTAATTTTCCACCTACGCTAGTACTCTCGCAGGCTTTCGTTTTTGCTTGGTGTCAATTAGCACTAATATATCAAGTAGTATTAGTGCGTTTTTGACTTCGTTTCTCGAAGTCTGATAGCCATTGCCCTTTTGTTTTTTTGCCATAGGGCCACGCATCTGGCAGTTTGGCCATAGTATGGCCAAACTGCTTTTTGTTTGTTTTATACATTTTGGGGGATATTGTTCTCTTGCGAGTTTTGTCCACCGCTCATTTGCGGCTCAGCTCCTCCTTCGTCGGCAGCTTGATGCTCCGCTAGGGAGTGTCTAGTTTCTGATATTTTTTCCCGAATAAATCGGGCATACTCTATACGTTCTATAGGGTCCATTCTGCTGACGTCTGCAAATTCTTCATCTTCTCCATAGTATACGGGTGTAAAGGTTGCTACTGATTGTCCTCTAGTGTAACGTTCTACTAGTTCTTGTAATGACAAAGTCATATCTGGAACCGTCTGACTTGGTTCCATTGATGATTTTTCCTCCTGTTCTGATTGTTTTTCTATGTAGCTAAATGCTGACCTAAATTTTATTTCGCCCTTCTCGGGCTCGTTTTGCGTGAGTGATAATTCTATCTGCTTTTCCGCTTTCTTTGAGTTGTTCATATCCTTCTAATGTTTGATGTTTTGTGTAGTAATCTAGTTGTTTTTGGTCTTCTATTGCTTTGAATTTTTCTGCTAATCTGTCTGCTTGTGTTCTTCGTTCTGGTTCTGACCAGATTTTTTCCCGAAAGTACCTTGGTAAGCTGATTTTCTTTCCGTCTTCCAATGTTATAAAATTTCTTTCAATATCTGCACGATGATAATTAATTATTTTTTCAGTAAGGTAATTAAGTCCTAGCTTCTTTGACATTAAACTAAATTCTGGCAGTCTATCATCATTTTTGTGCATTGGTATAATTTTTCCTTTGTTTATATATTTTGCCGTATATGCGGCTGATGCTTCGGTTAGTTCTCCAATATGTACCTCTCCTTTGTCCCATGCTTTATGTATTAGTTCTATATCTGCATTGAATAATATGATATGGTAATGTGGTCTAAACGTTTTGCTTCCGTATTCTCCTGCTAAATAGTATTTAATTACGACATCTTTTGGATGAGCTTTTCTAAGTTTTTTAAAATAGAGTTGAACATCTCGTTTATCGAGTGTAAGGAAACCCCGTGATGTAATAGGAACGAATCTGGTATCGTAAGTAAGAGTAACGAAATAAGAAGTATTAGCATTTTTTGCGTGAGTTTTTAAACGAAATGTCCAGACGCTAGTGCGTCTGGACAAACACGCTGGACACTTTCCACAAGGTACCGGAACCTGCCGGTCGTTACTATAGATAGGGTAGCGTGGGTTGTTAACATAAAACGGTGTATCACATGCCATCTTAGAAATTAGGCGTGCCGTACTTCGGCATCTTTCTAATAGCCTTAATGTTATTAAATATATGACCGTAAATGTTGTCTACTGATGGGTCTTCTACCGCGAATATACGAGTACTAGGATCACATTGGATAAAAGCTCCGTTTAGGTTTGGTTTTGCGCTAAATTTGCGCCCTAGGTGCCAATAGTCTAATGAAGTCCTCATTTCTCCAGCTACTCTGCTATTAAGAAATTTGTATTCTGCATATCTAGGTACATAACCGAATGTTTCTCCTACTTGAGTTCCATTTGCATATAATTCGACATTTTTTACCTCTTGCTCTCCAATATTTGCAAAGGTTGGCCAGAAATAATCAAGTCTATCTAATTTTAGTAGTGAGCGGTGTACACCTTGTTGATAAGCGGTTTCTGGTGTTACTGAAATGAGTCCGATAATCCATCCATGTTCTTCTACATTGTATCTAAATTCGTTGCCTCCAGATACAGAGATTCCGTGTCCTGCCATATTACCTACTGGTAGTGTTGTTTCAGCTGTTGATAGTACTTCTGAAATAACCATTTTACCTTTGGAGCCTCCTAAATATTCTGGTCTCTGGAGACGTGCATCTGAGGATTTAACTCCAAAGTGTGCTAGAATTGATTCAATATAACGTGTACCGCCTCTTGCATTTCTTTCAAGCCATTCTTGAAGTCTGAATGCTCTACGTAATGAGTTAATGTCTGCTGCTTCTGCTGTACCTGATAGTTGGCTTGAGTTATCTACGTTAAAACGTGTGCCTGTTGTAGAGCCGTCTCTTGGTGCTCCACCTGCATCTGTATATCTCGCGTCTGATAAGTTAGTTGCAGCTGTACCATCTAAATTTCTGTAAACTGTTCCTCCTGTTCCTGCGTCATAATTAATAGTTACGTCTCCAATTGGAATAGTTACAGCATCACCTTTTTGTGCCCATGGTAAACATGAAGTAAAATAATCATGTTGCCATGCTCTTGGCTTTACAGCTTGTGTTGCAATTACTTGCATTGCACCATTTTCTCCATCTACTAATGAATCGAGTACTTCTGATTGAAGATTTTGGTCACGATAATATTCATTATAAATTTTATTATATGCTGCTATTGGAAATGGTGAACATACTTGTGCGTTTGGAGAAGGATAAGGAAAATCATTATATGTCATTCCTGTTGGTAATCCTAAATAATCACCTAAACTTTTAACAGGAATACTATTTTCTACGTAATACATCCAAGGAGGAGTTACGTTGAGATTTCCTGTAATCCATTGTTCCCAATTTGGCCATAATATACGGTTTGGTACAAAGAAATAATGGGTAGTAACGTTTACTTTGTGCATCACCGGTGCAATTAGTGGTGCAAACCTAAGCATTGTTTCTGTGCCTATTTTTACTTTGTCACCTGGTACACATTCCATTACACATGTTGGGTATAGTCCACCCATTTTAAACGACATTTTCACATCGTGTGAAAGGTCGAATACATTGCTACCGACTTTCGGTAGCTGAATCGAGTTGAATAAATTTGCTTTTGCCATTATAGTCTAATACCTCCTCTTTGTACTAAATAAGTGTTGTTTCTTCTGCGGCCGTAGCCTCTTTTTCTGCGGGATCTTCCGCCTCTTCTGTAGCGCATTTGTTTTGTTTGTTTAAGTTATTAATATGAATTAAAGTAATTTGTAATAATGAACATACTGAATCTAATCTGCTAAGTGCAACCGCGTGGTTGCTTTGGTTTTCTAAAACTGCTTGATTTATTTGATTAATCAAATCGTTTACGTCTTTTTTTATTTCTCTTGACGTTTTTTCGTAGTACTTGTTTTCGTTCTGCATTTTAGTATTTTGGTATCCACCAAGACATAGTTGATTTATCACGTTTGTTTTTTGGAAATAAATTATTGTATTTATTGTCCGCCCAATTTTTTACAGAAGTTTCTATATTTTTTCCAATTCCAGATAGTCCTCCTTCTGGAAGAATATCAGAAATTAATTGTGCAACCATTCTTTGCCACAAAGCATCTGTTGGCTGTATGCCATTTTTTTTAAGATTTATATCCAATTGTTTAATAATTCCATCTTTCTTTAAATTTTCGAAATTTTGTTTTATAACATTTAATGTTTGTTGGTCATTAATATTCTGAGTTGCCATATTTTTTACTCTTTGAATCGATTCTTCTAAATTCTGTGAGTTCATTACAGCTCGTCTTTGATTTTCACTAAGTGTAAACTCAATATCTGCACCTAATTTGTCTGTTTCCATACCTGCTTTTTTCAAAGCATTTGTAAGATTTTGTCCTGCAAAGGTATTATTTAATTTTTGACCTTCTGTCCTAACTACTTCTCCTGCTGCTTGTGCTGCTTTTAATACACTTTCTTGTAGTAATACAGTATTTTGAGCCTTAAAGTTGTCATATTGAGCTTGTTTAATTTTTGTATCGAAATATCCTTGTACTAATCCTGTTCCAATATTTCCGAATTCTGGTGTTCTAAATTGTGCAGATTGTACATCTGGTGTATTTATATTTTGAGCTGGTATTACTGCTCCTGTTTTATCATACAACATATTAGGATTTAATCCTGCATTTTTTAATCTCTGCATTTGTTGCTGTGGACTGTTGTAATCATTTTGCATTTGCCAGTTAGTAAGATTATCTGTTTTTGTAC